TAAGATTTTCGAAATGCCAGAATATATGCATGAATTCAAGGAAATGGACAAAAAAGGGTACTCTCTACCTGGAAAAGTTGGAAGGTTTCATATGGGACAAGGAATATTTCATTACAGTTCATCATTTTACCATTCCCTAGTTCTAGAATCTATAAATAGATTACACTTAAAATTGTACTCAAGGAAATACTTAAAGGTGGATTACAGATCATTCTGTACATCTGATGATATGACATCTATGATGAGTGTTAGAATTGCAAATAAAACAGAGAAAGGTAGGATAGAAGATTCAATAAATTTCCTGCTCAAGTATTATGTTGTATTTAGTAACTGTGTTAAGTATTATGGGATTAAAACTAGTGATTATAAAAATATAGTATCTAGGACAATGTTTGAGTTCAACTCTATTTATTTTTCAAAAGAAGGATTTGGATCTAATGAACTTAAATTTATTTATTCACTCATACAAGCTAATACATCAGGAAACATTTATAAGGACATACTTTCTGTTTTTTCAGCTTACGACATGTCAATCAACTCCGGTTGCTCTGATGAGATTTCAATAATAATATCTAAATGTAATTTCTTAGTGAGACTTAGACAATGGAAGTGCAGACCTAACTTAATAGGGATACCAGATGATGATTTAATCAGAGAAGGAATTGAAATATTAGAACCTGAAAGACCAAAGAGTGATGAGATATTGACTAATGATTTTGTTAAAGAAGATGAAATTGAAAAGAGATTGGATTTTGATACTAATGTTAGGTTTAAAAGAAGAGAGAGAATTAAAAACACTGAAAATGTTAGCAGTCATTATAATTATCTTTCAATACTCAGAAAAGTGTTAGTAACATCGATGATAGGGACTAGAAAACCTGAAACTTTCAAATCTTTACTTACTTACGCTAAAACAAATAAAATAGTTTTGCCAGATTGTTTTTACAAGAGAGAAATAGGGGGAAGTGATAGTATGTCGTTTGAGATGTTTATAAAAGAGATCATAGGTAGGAAGGATGGTATTGTATATATTAAAAGTAAAAATCAGAACACATCTATAAGTTTAACTTCAGATCATCTCTCTACTGGTAATTTAATAGATTTCAAAATAATAAAACAACAAGTGGATATGAAGTTTAGTCCAGAAAGCTTTGTAGTTTCAATATATGATCCTGTTGATTATGTAAGAGGTCCACTAGATGAGAATATACATCTGCATATGATAAGAAATAAGAAAAGATATGGTTTAGAGAATACTCTTAAAGAAAATTTAAGAAAGAAAACATTTGAACAGAATCTGGAATACTCGAGAATACTTAGTGATGAAATTAATTTGAGCTCTCCTACTGTCATTCAGACATTCTTTAATAAGGAACAAGTAAAAGTAAATTATACTAGACTTTCAAGAACTTGGGGGTCGCATCAAAGGACATATGTTAAAACATTTATACTTAAATCAATAGGGAATATTCACTTGCTAGATAGCTCTTATTCTTATGTGAATCAGAAAACAAATACTGTTTATAAGTGGGTCTATAATGAGAAATCAAATTATAAGATAATACAAAAAGATGATTATAT